AAGAAGTAGTAAGATTTGAAGTATTTGCAGTTAATCCATATCCTCCTACCTGTAATACACAAGTTCCAATATTTACTTTAGCTTTAAACCATACTCTATATTTTTGTCCTACTATTAAATTCTCAGTAAGAGTTCCATATGCTAATGTACGATATGCACCCAATTGATCATTTATATATGTTATTTTTAAAGCACCATCTTCATTAGCAATTAAATTATTAGAGTAAGGAGTCCAGCCTTCTGTACTTAAATTGAAACTGCCAATCGAAGGTGAGTTGATTATATTAACCCACTGTTCTCCATGATTCACATTCAACCCCTTATGTGTTTTGTTCTCATACAGGTTCTTTACTTCATTAGCTGTGAGAGTGCCGGAGTAGATTTCGAAGAGTTCGATCTCCGCTTGTAAATTGTTAGATTTAGTATTGATTGCTCCGATAACAAAAACATTACTTGCTGAACTAATGTTAGTTATAACAATTTCTTTTGTATTATTATTAACATTGGCTGTACTAACTCCATCGGCATATCTGTTTCCACTCGTATTTGAAACAAAATCTGTTACTCCAAAATATACAGCCGTTCCAGTAACACCAGTTCTTCTTGTGTCAAATAAATAATCAGTAGCTACAACATTTAATGATTTGAACTTAAATCGTATTGAAAATATTCCAGAGACAGGAATTGTATATGAGACATAGGTTCCTGCAGCACCGCTAAATACCGCTACTCCTTTATCAAAAGTCACACCAACAGGAGTTCCACCATTCCTCCTCACCTCAGCTTCACTGGAAAAGGTCTCTCTGAAGATCAATCGTTTATCAATACCGTATGGACTTTCTTTAGCCATAATACTTTAATACTTTTATTTTATGCTTCATACGTATGTAATCCTACTAGGTAGCTTATAGTAATAGTAGAACCTGTTTCAGATTTTGCTCTTATGAATATCCTTGAATTACATGGGATTCTTGGAGATATTATTATATACGGATGTGCATCAGATGTAACACCGGGGGCACTTATCACTGCTTTAGTAAGAGAAGTCTGAGTAAGCTTTTTGACTGTAAATGTCCCATCAGATCCTCCAAGAGCAACAGATGATCCACCAATGGTTCTTGATAATTTGAAAGTGCTTCCTGACACATCAGTAACATAATACACCTCTGTTGCAATAGGGCCCGTAATATTCGTTAATGCAGTAATAATAACCTTGTCGTTATCAATAAGCATAGGATCACCACCAGTTCTCGTGTATACTTCCGTTGATTCCTCAACTGTACCTGTAATGTCATTCCCTGCTGTTCCATATAAAAGTTCAATTATACTTATCTTATTTGCAGTACTTACAGCAACAACATATAGCGTGTTGATGTCCATCTTTTTCACAGAAGATCCTGATTCAATAACATCTCCTGCATGAATATGATTTTCTGTTCCCCAAGCATTGTCTCCGCCAATAACGGTTAATACTACAGGAAGATCTGCACCAAGATATCCACTATTATTTCCGAACACCTGTTCTGAATTATGCAAGTGTCTTTCAATTTCATGTACTTTATAAGCTAAAGAATTATTAACCCCATTAAGGCCATTAACAGCTACAAGATCTATCTTGTCTGTTTGTAACTTAATAAGATTTTCTATTATTTGTGAGAACCAACTCATATCTTAAAGTATTATTTGTGATTTATAGAAAGCAAATGTACCACTTGCATCATATTTACTCCAAGCAATCATTGCATTAACTGCATTACTACAAAAAGACACGGGGTAGTCTTCTGAAAATAATGGTGCAATAGCTTGACGTAATTCTACTGCTGTAGCAGGTACTGGAGCAAAAACAGTTGGAGTATCTATAACAATTTCTCCTGTGTCAGAGTCTATATGGCTTACTTCAGGAGTAACTATATATTCTCCTCTCATAAGAAGTCTACTAGTTTCTTCAATAGCATCTATCCCATCATATACATAATCAATTAGTTCTTTTGATAAAAGAACCATACGGTCAAGATGTGCAGCAGGTATCTTATTTGCAAAACCGTTAAGTAGTGCTTGTCTTTGTTCATCTTTTAATGCAACTACCTGTTGTCTTAATGTAAGAGGTACAGGTTTTTCCGGTGATGTAAAACATCTAAATCCTAATTTACTCATAGTTAACTAGATTTTTTAATAAACACTATTGCAGAACTACCTGTTGCAGCTGCTTGATCTCCCTCAGCAATAATCTTAATCATATATTTAAGCATTGGCGTAGGTGTATCTAATATCTTTAATCCTTCTGTAACTACACTTGCTCCAGCAGCAATACCATCAGCTGTAATACCAGCAGCGACTCCAAAGATCGTTGTTGTAAGATCTACCCAATTTACTGTAGAATCTACAGTAGCTGAAGAATCAAGTGTGCCATATATTTTCATATAATAAGAAGTATGAAGATCGGCTGTAAGCCTCCAATGTAACGTGAGATGATTATATGATTCCATATTGATTTCATAGGTCTTGGCTTCCGGCATTTTGTATGCATCCGTCGCCCAGGAAGTCACGGTTCCTCCGGTTGTATTGATTGTGGTCGTGGAAACCCAACTCAGGACATTTGCATAGGTTCCTTCTGTAATGTTGTAAACCTTATAGCCTATCAATCCTGCATTCCCTCCTGCAACACCAATCTGTGCAAGCGTGAATGGCGCGGCCGAGTCTATGATTTGCGTAGCACTACCTGTCTCGTCAACCGTTGATGTAAGTCCTGGCCATGCAGATTCATTTGCAAGAGTTTCAACAGAAGTATAATGTCCATATTGAGGATTAAGTGTAATTACTTTTAATGTATCTAGTGTATCATCATATGCTTTATCAGGGCCTATAAAAGTACAAAGTAATACATCACCTGCAACAAAATTATCAATATTATCTAAAGTTATTACTCCACCTGCAACAGCTACATCAGTTAAATCTAAAGTAGTTACTACTCCCGCACTTGTAATTTTTTTTATGCTTCCTGCTACAACATTAATTGCCTCTAATGTAAAAGGTAATCCAGTAATAGTAATAGTTTTAGCACCAGTAGTAGGAGTAGCTACAAAATCTCCAGCAGCATTTGTATAAACTATACTTCCACCACCAGCTCCCGCTGCACTAGAAGCAACTGGTCTAGGAATATTAGTTCCTACAACAAAAGTATCTGTGGCGACAAAAGACGCACCTGCAACTGTAATTATTGCACCAGACATTGTAATTGCAGAATCTTCTTTAGTATAAGTTGCTACTATTTCTCCAGCTGCATTTATTTGTCTGATAAACTCAATATCTTCATCATAGATAGCAGCTAATCCTGCCGGATATCCTGATAAAGTAATTTGAGTTGCACTTGTATAAGCAGTAATAATATCTCCATTAGCCGGTTTAGCTATATATGCAGAACTTACACTACCAGCACCTCCTCCTTCAAGTCCTCCAATCGGATTACCTGTAGAGTCTACTAACATAACCTCTCCCGAAACGCCTATAGATTTCTTACCTCCTTTAGTAAGATAACCCACGTCCTTCAGGTTAGGGTCTAGTTTTGTGTGAACTAAATTTTCTAACATTGGTATATATTTATTATAAGTTACAAAAATAAAAATTTAAAATTATATCTCCAAATATTATTTTAAAAATAGTCTAATGCTTTTTAATATATAGTTAACTAACTTTCAATATCTTCTTAGTTAAAGTAACATCAATATCATCAACTACATTCCAATAATGTTTAACTGCAAAATTTCTTTGAGCCTCATGTTTATTAACAAAATCTTGTTGCATATTATAACCGTATACAAAACCAAAATCACAAGAAGATGTTGTATAATGTTGTAATTTATTTAGTTCTCTCCAATCTTTATTAAAATACATAAAAGTTACTTCTCCTATAGATCTTACATGAGTAGGATCTTGGATAGCTCTCATACTAGTATAATAGGGAGCTATAATTCTAATTTTACCATTAGGCTTAAGTATTCTGTATACTTCTTCCATAAATCTAAATAATCCATCACTAGGCATAAAAGGATGATTTAACTTATCTTTTATATAATCTACTTTAATTAAAAAAGATTGTCTTAACTCCTGATATGTATTAGAATGTGCAAAACACTCTACTAAGTCTTTTAAAGTAGAATCATGATTAATATGCTCTACATAGTGAGAACATATTATTTCTTCTACGGATTCTGATTTAATATCCCAAGGATATTTCTGTAAATCCATTACATAATCACATGCTTCTGTTTTAAAAGCATCTATACCAAAGTATCCTTCGATACGATTATTTCCACATGCTAAATTCAATTTTAATTCTTCAATCATTTTACTGTAATCTTAATTATAAATTAATCCAATTATTATCATATACACAAAAAGCTCCCGTAGTTAAAACAGACCAAATTCCTCCATCGGTTACTTCACTAATAGGATCTAAATTACTATATAAAGTTTCAGAAAGATTCTGGCTCATCCACTCCTGAGTTCCTATACAAATTGTGTTATATACTTTACCATCATTACCAATATAATAACTAGTTTCTCCGTCAGATAGAATAGTAGATTCTTTTATTAATCTTAGAGATAAACCAGTGTTTTCATGAAACCCTACTATATAGAAAGTACCATTATCATATGCAAATTGATATCCATAATAATAATCACCTACAAAATTTGTACTACATCTAAATATTCCTAATTCTGTTAAAGAACTGAAAGCTCCTGTATCATGAGCTCTATATCCACCACCTCTAGCTGAAAATCCAGAGGAATTAGTAGCATTAGTATTCGGAGAAGTCCAATATTTAGAAGACACCTCTTTAGCATCTCCACCAAAAGTTATTCCTCCTAATGTAGTTCTTAATGTAGCAACATCATCATAAGTAGGAACTCTCCAATTAAGTCCGACTATACCTCTAACATCTGTTATTACAAAGTTATTATATAGTAATCCATAATCACTAGTTTTTACACTAGTTCCATATATACCAGTTAGAACAGCTTCTACAGACATATTACCATACAATATCTTCTGTTAAAGAATAATGACCTACTAATATTCTTGTATCACAAGCAAATCTATATCCACATTTTGCGGCATTCTCATAGAAGTAAAGATCTTGTGTATAAGCTCTTGCTCCACCCTGAACTACTTCTTGTACGGTACGAAACCAAGGCTTAGGAAGATTAGGATTCTTAAAAATATCTAATTTAAATAAGTTGAATCCCATTCCTAATCCATTACATTCCATAATAGTGTTTGCTATAGGTTTTTGCGGTATAAAATTCTTAGGGAATACTTTAGGATCACCATATATCATAGGTTGACCTCCCTCACCCTTAGTCCAATATAAGCCTTGAACAACATCGTATTTATCCATATTTTCATATAGTTTAAGTAATCCATCTGCAGGAGGCATATTATCTTCTTCTATAGTAAGGATATATTTCCAATTACTTAAATCAGGACTATTTAAAATCATCTGTATTAAATTACTATATGCTGCACCTACTTCCATTCCTATAGCAAATATAGGCCCAATAACCTTTTGATTCATTGGTCTCATTAACCCCATCCAAGACTGAACAACTCTTGCAGGAATAACTCCTCTTGTAGGACAAATAATTATAGTAGAGAGATCCTGATAGGATTTAGCTTTATCTAATCTATCTATAGAATACTCTATATCTCTATTATGAACTCCTACATCTGGTACATAAATTTTTGCTTCCATTTACTGTAATTTAATTTTTACAAAGTTATTAATTATATTATTAATATCCTATTAAACTATAAAAAATCTTACTAAAGGGATTTGAGCAAGACATCCTTCTGGAGGATTAGGATTTAATACAACCATATAATTAACTTTTATTTCCTCATCATTTCCATACTCGTTTTCTACAGATAATGATACTGTATATATTCCAGGAGTATTGTATATATGAGTAGGACTCTGTAAAGTACTTGTAACACCATCTCCAAAAATCCAAGACCATGAAGTAGGAGTATTAAGGGATTGATCTGTAAAATAAACTGTTTCTCCTGTATAAGTGCCTGTTGTATTTGCAATAAAAGCTGCTACAGGGGCATCTCCTAATGGTGGAGGTGGAGGTGGATTAACTACTGTAATATAATCAGTTTTAACTTCTGTATCATTACCATAGCTATTATAAACAGTTAGTTGAACAGTATAAGTTCCCGCTACACTATATTGATGTGTAGGATTCTGACTTGTACTGGTAGAACCATCCCCAAATACCCACATCCAAGAGGTAGGACTTTCAGATGATGTATCTGTAAATTCTATATCAGTATTTGGATATGTGGATAAAGGATCTGCTGTAAAACTTGCTGTTGGCTCAACTCCTATAATAGAAGGGTATTCGAAAGCTCCTAAATCAGGAGCATCTCCAGAATACTCTAATCCAACGTCTATACCTGCGTCTATTAAATCACTATCTGATGCTAAGTGCAAAAAAGTAAGTTCTGGTAATTCTCCATTTGGCCCTCTAGCACCGTCTACTCCTGTATTAGTTAAACTAGCAAAATCTGCAGCCTGAACACTAAAATTTCTTTGATACCAAAGAGATGCATTACTAGCATTATAAGTATCATCTACACCTGCATTTACATAATCATAACCAGTTCCAGAAGCATAGGATATACAATTACGTATAGTATCCACAGCTACATCTAATGATCCAAAATTAAATCCTAGACTACCATTAGCATATGCAGTACAATTATATACTACAGCAGCAGAATCGGCTTCATAATAAGTAACTCCTCCATAAACGGTACTATCTGTACCACGAGCATGTTGATATCCAGTATGATAATTTTGAAATGACACACATCTAGTAAGAGTTCTTTCTACCAGAGCAGTGTCAACACTATATCTACTACCTAATTTAAAACCATAGCCATCACCACCACCACTTGGATGTACAAAGGAATCAGGATCATCTTCAGTTTCTCCAGGCTCGAATCCATTCCAGAATGCCCAACACTTATCATAGAAAATAGTAGCATTACAAAGACGATTATCCCATCCATCGTCAGAATTCATCCAGGCACGACATTCAGTAAAATAGATATTTAATGATCTATTTGCAGGATTAACTCTGCTATAACTATTAATAAGAAACCCATCCGATCCTTCCCAAGGATCACTACCATATCTATCTGCATGATGATGACTATCACACCTATAAAAAGTATTATTAGAAGATTGATTACCAGGTGTTGCTGACCCTGCGGATACTACAATACCCCAACCACCACAATGATGAATATTTAATTGTTCAAATAAAGAGTAATTAACTCTTTCTTTAACTCTCATTCCATACCCTAATCTATATGGGTATGTTGAATTTTGTAGATTATGTTTTAATTCAAATCCTCTTACATGAAGATAATCGCAATTTTCTACTTCAATCATTCCAGTAGCAGAACTTCCTCCATAATCTGTAAAATCAATTACAGGTGTTTCACCTGGATAATTAAGAACACTTAATCTGTTATTTATATCTACTCCGTCTTTATTAGTAAGATTAGTTATACCTAATATAGAATAAGTATACTCTCCTCCTCTAACATATATTATGTCATTAGTTCCACTAGAAACTCTAGACCACGCCTCATTAATAGTTGCTAATGGATGAGTTATTGTTCCAGGATTTGCATTATTGCCTCCGATTGCTACATAATAAGTTGCCATAAATAATTGTTTTAAAATGGGTATTCTCTTCCTAACCCGCTATTATAAAGATATTGAATTTCTGATAATGATAATACTTTGGTAAAAATACCAAAACTGTCTGCTCTTATATGACCATAATATCCCCATAAAGCAGATCCTATATTTCCTATATTGAAAGTATTAGTATTAGTAATATCTAATCCTGAATATGCAGATATATCTACAGTATCCATTTGCTCTATAGCATTTATATACATCTTCATTAAACCATCACGGTCTAATACTAATGTTACAAAATAAAATGTACCTACAACAGCACCTCCATTACTGGTAATTTCTAATGTTGTACTATAGTTTATATTTAATCTTGCAATGAAGAAGTCGTCTAGTCCATTTCCAAAATGCATTTGATACGATGGATATGACCCTTGATTTCCAAAAATACCATTATAAGTATTTACACTGGATAATAAAGATACCCATCCTATAATAGTTATATCTCCTGTACCTATATCTCCAACCGTTGATCCACAGTTAAGATAATCTCCACTACCATCAAAATCTATAGCATAGTTAATAATCCCAGGAGACCCCAAAGTAGGTGTACCTACTATAGATCCGTTATATAATCCTACAGAATCGTATGCAGTACTACCAACAAGTTCGTTTAAAGCCCAATAAGCTTTCAAATCTGGAACTATAGGCCCAGGAGTAGTTTCTGTACAAAATTTTATATATTTAGCATTTAAACAAATTCCTTCATATATACAAATTATACTGTTATCTATGTCATTATCGTAGTAACACATTGCTCCCGTTGTAAGTGCTGCCCACTCTGTGTTATCTGTTACGTTAGGTATATTAGTCCCGTCCCTGTATTTTGTCTCCGCTAAATTCTCAGAAAGCCATTCCTGAGTGCCTATGCAAACTGTATTGTAAACTTTCCCGTCATTGCCGGTATAGCTTCCCGTTTCTCCATGTGAAAGGCTTGTGGAGTCTTTTATGAGGCGAAGTGCGAATCCTAATTTAGAATCATTGCCACTAAGATTCCATGTCGGTGAAGTGTCCCATTGGATTCCAAAATCGTAACCCTCATCAGCAGACCATAATTCGATATATGATTTCAAGTCATAAAAAGTACCGTCAGTATCTCGTAATGCAGAACCACGAGCATTAAATCCGCTTGTATTAGTACCGTCATTACCTGTATTCCAATATGTATCTCCTACTTCTTTCAAAGCAGCGGCAGCATCCGTACCCCCTCCTAAAAATGTGATTAATGTTGTCCACTCCGTATTTGTCGGAACGTGCCAACCATCGGCAGCTATATTTCTTACATCGGTAGCAGCATACCAGTTATATAAAGCTCCATATTCTATTGTACAAACCATATTCTAATTATTAAGGTACTTCATAAACTATTTCCCAATCTGTTGAATCTAAATCATTACAGTCATCTGTACGTAATCCTATTAATCGTTCTAATCTCCAATTAGCTAATCTGCTTGCATGATCAGTAGGGTCAGTAAGAGTTAATCTATCATATAGTCTATATATAGTCCACATTGTTTCTAACTTACAAAAACCATGAATAGATAAATCACACAATCCATTAATCATAGCATCTTCTATACGTACAAAAGCATATCTGTAACCAGTATTAGTTGCATTAACAACACCATACGTCCAATTAGCATATATTAAACCAATGGTTCTTACATTACTTAATAATCCTCCAACAGGAATTGCATAGAAAGAAAAAGAATTATCTCTTGTTCTTATAAACCAAGTAATATCTGTATCTATACTTTCTTTTACATTATCACAAGTAATATCTGATAATACATTAGTAGGAACAGTACAAGTAACTGTCATTTTTTGATTAATATCATCAAAAGTAAAAGTAGATCCAAACCAGACATAAAAGTATCTAGTAGTAGATATATCACCACAACTTGTAGCAGTATAATGATATATTAATATTCTAGCATAATATCTTGGATCAGAATCTGTTAGTCCTGTCCAAGTTATATATTCTGCATCTGCTTGAAATGCTGCATAATCAGCTTTATATTTATCATAATCATCTACATCTGAAAATGTATATATTATATCTCCTGCATTATATTCCACTAATACAGTTTCGCTCCCTAAATCTAAACAAGTATTAAAACCTGTTGAAGTATGTATTTGTGTACTAGCAGCGGTTGTATTATAACCTAAACCTATATAAACAGGATTAGGACTCGTAGAGGTACTACTAAAAACACTTGCTCCTCCAGAACCTACAGCATTTGTAAAAGTAAGATATTTCTCTAAAAAATGAGTAGATGGATCGCTTCTTACAGGAGCTACATATCTGTCTAAAGTATTATAATATACCCGATATTGACAGGTAGGGTCTCCCTCATATACCATATAAGGAGTACTTATTATCTTACCTATATCTGAGTTTACACTAAGCCCACATTCAAAGTCCAGACTATAAAGACATTTAAGTTTTATAGACCAGTTAGTGTTTGTAGTGGTTGGTTCTAATACACTGCCTGTTATTTCTATTAATAAGAAATCACCAACTGACCAAGTAAAATCTGTAAATTTAGATACAAATCGTAAGGGAGCATATGCAAAAGTGCCTCCAAAAACTCTTCTGGAAATAATAGAACCTCTAGTTCCTGGATATCCTACTGGGTATAAACTAGTAGATAATGCAACTCCTGGAGCACTTTGCTGTCCATCAATAAAACTATCTACTAATGTTCCTTCAGGATTTAACTCAGTACAATAATAAATATCTAATCGTTCAGCTATTATATCTCCTTCAAATTCCCAAGCTAAATATGGTGTTTCTGATAAAAGATCAAATTTTAATACTCTCGATTTATTATCTCCAAAATCAGCTATATTATCATATTCTAAGTGATATGGATACACAAGATCTGTTCCTAAAGTACTTGCACAGTTTAAAGCATCTACTATATAAGGGCCAAGACATGTTAACAAAGAAGGAGCATATACCCCCTCATCGTCTGAATAGGCAGAATATCTTATTCCATTAACATAAATATATTTAAAAACTGGATATAGAGTACCGGCTAAAACTGGTTGAGGAGAGCTAAAAGGATGTTGCATCTGTACTTCTCCAGGATCTGTAGTAATACCTGAAGTAAAAACAGTAGTAGCATCCTGAGAAGCTTCGTCTAATTTCCATTCTATATGATAATCTCCTAATGAACCTGTTGTTAATATTAAATCTCCACAATCTAATAATGTCTCATGATCTATAGGCGGAGAATCAAAGTAAGGAACGAATATAGCACATACATCACAAATAGATCTTACATGTTTCCAAGCAAATTCCATATTAAGCAGTTGATAGTCCTACAGTAGTAGATACACCGTCTGTAGAAGAAGTAAAACTAAATCCTAAAATATCGTTAAAAAATAAATATCCTAATGGAGGTACAGATAATCTTAAATATTGACTACTTCCTGTAGTAGAACTATTAACAGTAAGATTATCTCCAGATAAAATAACCGTCCCAGATGAATACGTGGTTTCACTATTAGCAATAGCTATGTTTCCTCCACCGCCCCCACCACCACCTGCAGTTAAGAAGATAGAGGTGTTATTGCCATCTACAGAAGATCCCCAAGTAACATTACTACCGTCAGTAAAACAAATACTACCTACTTCTCCTATTATATCAATTCTATTGCCATTTTGACTAAGAGTAATACCATCTCCTCCTCCTAATGTTAATGTACCAGAAGATACTATAGTAGATGTACCAGAAGTATTGGAAGTTATCCTTAACTGAAATCCTCCAGATCCTCCTGATAAAATAGTTCCACCATCAACAGAAGCATATATACTTGTAGAACCCGCAGATTCAGACGAGTACCAAGTAAGATTAGTGTTCAAAGAATTAACAAAATACACAGATCCTAAAGAAGCAGATAAGGATAAACCATCACTTGAACTAGTTCCAAAAAGATTAGTTAAAGCTAAATCTCCATGAGTATGATCTGATAGAATATAAGTACTTAACTCAGAAACATTAACGAATTGAGTACTATTAGATATATTAATATATAAGTTACTATGTGTGTGTAATATATCTGCAAAATATTGAGATATCTGACTACTTGCAGAATATGCATTATGTGAAGCAGTCATCTGATTGTCTGTTAATCCAAATGTAATACCATTAGAATTAGCAAATTGTATCGTACCTGTATTTTGAGTATAAGTGCCTGAGCCCTGTAAAGCAGCCCCACCTGCTCCACCTCCCCCTACTATAGAAGCTATAATAGTAGTAGATAATCCAGAAGTAGAAGAACTCCAAGATATTCCATTAGAATCACTAAAAACAAGACTATGAACTGGAATACTAGCTGTCATTTGGTTATCCGTTAATCCAAAGGAAACACTGTTGCTATTAGCAAACTGTATAGTCCCAGAGTCTTGTGTATAAGTTCCACTTCCTTGTAATGCTAATGTGTTAGTTTGTATACCATATACTGATACTGTAGTAGCAACACCATCAGTAGATAGAGATATATAATCTCCTGCATATACTGCATTAGCTCCTGTAGCTGTTGCTGTTAAACCTGCTCCTATAATAGTAAAGGCATTACCATCCTGGCTTAATGTAATATTGTCTCCTCCTGCTACTGTAACTACTCCACTACTCATTATAGTAAGAGTTCCAGAAGTATTTCCATCTAGTGTAAGATTATTTCCAGCTGTTACAAAATTGGGTAAATTAAGAGTTAAACCACTGGTATTGCCTATCATATTGGGAACTGATCCAGTAATAGTAGCTATAGAGGTATTAGTTCCTAGTGCATCTCCTACTGATAATGCTAATCCATTAGAAGAAGATCCTATAGTAATATTAGTGCCAGAAGCAACTCCGTGTATATGAGTGCTATTAGCAGCTGTAGTAAGAAAGGTATTAACTAAATAAGATGTAGCATATTGAGTGCTATTACCTATTGGAATATATTGAGAATGGGTATGATCTGATTCGGCAGCTGTAAGCAAAAAGTCTGGTATGCTTAATGACCAATTAGTTCCTGATCCGATAGTTCCACTAATCATTCCTGTAGCAGCTGCAATTCCATGAGAATGGTTGCTCTCTGCCGCAGTAGTCAGATAAGCCCCAGCAGGTTGTAATCCTGTTACATGAACTGTGGTACTAACTCCAGAAGTTACTAATGATATATAACTACCTCCAAAAACAGCATTTGCAGCTGCAGATGGAGGAGCAGCAGATAATGTTAAACCATTACTGGCACTTGTTCCAGTAAGATTAAATAAAAATAAATTACCATGAGTATGAGTGCTATCAGCCCAATGAGGAACTCCTGAGTAAAGAATATCTGCACTATATCCTAGTGTTATAGAAGAAGAGTTATTAAAATCTATATTGATGGTTTTTTCCATAGTTATATACCTTTATAACGATTATGCTTTGTTAAAGTTTTAGTATATAAAGAATAAAAATAATCTAATTCATCGTTTGTAAAAATAGATGAATCCTCTTCTAATGAAAACACCACATTACAGATTAAATACCAATAATCAAGATATCCATCTATAGGTTGTCCTAAATCACTTTTTCTAGCTATTACCAAAGCTAATTTAATAGCTAAATTCTTACAATTAAGTTTTAGCGTAGTTACCGAAGTGCTAGTCCAAATCATACTCTAAGATTAAGTAGACCAAATTTCATTGATGCTTCTAGCATCTAAAAAAGTATTGATCTTATTGGTAAGTGTAGTAAATTCTGTTTGTCTTCCTAACTCTGCTGCCCAAGTAGCAGATCTTAACATAGCTATAGTAAGAAATTGCAATCTATTTTCTTCGTAGTCAAAATTATCAGGATCTATCAATAGTGGTAATTTTGATGCCATAAGATAAGATTCTGCTAAAAACCCTTGATTACTTACATCAGAATCCGCAACTCCATCATAAACTATATCTAAAGTAATCTCATAGTATCCATCAGGAAAGTATGTAGTATTTAAAGGAGTTGCTCCATTTAAAAGTTTATCAGGATATACTTCAAAATATGAATTTAAAGAATCTCCAAATAAAGTAATAAAGGATGCATCTAATCCTATATCTGCTAAAATATCATAAGTATATGTATTTCCTAGATACTCAATACTCAATACTGCTGAAGATACTAAGGCGTGATTAAACAAACCTCCCCAAACTGTTAAATCATATAATTTAAAGTAGGAAGCGTCTTCTTTTTCTATAACTTCTATTATTAATGCCATTATTATTAAAATTTAGTATGATCTACTCTACGTAACCATCCTCGTAAAAAAACTTGTAATTGTGGTTTCTTTGCAGCTAAATTCATATAGAATATTTTTCTACGCATTTTAAACTTATCTACTAATTCAATAGGCTGATCATTAACAACTTTAGTAGTTATTTTGCCTATTATACCATCATCAGTTACTCCTACTAATCTTTGTAACATTCTAATAGAAGTCTTTATGCCTGCATTTACACCAAAATCAAATACTTGTAATACTAATTCATCGTTTTGTATTCCTTTAAGATTCATGGGAGTCCAATAATCTTTATAATATAAATAAGTAGCTCTATCCTTAGTCATATTTTTAATATCTTCATCAGGATAAAATTTCTTAGCTATACCAAAATTAGTTTCTCCTCCGGGATCATTTGGATGATTTACATATCCTCCTTCATTTCTCAAGATAATTTTTATACAACGAGAGAAGAGTTCTGAATAAATCATAAGATAATATTTTTACAAAAATATTAGTTTATTTCGTAAAATCCTAATTTATAATTAGAAATTATGTATTAAAGATTAATACATTATCTATTAAAAAAGAATAGGGGAAGAAATCCTCCTCCCCCATCCTATTTTTAAGTTAGATAACTATTAAGCAGTATTACCAACTGTTGAAGCCAGTACTGTACCAAATGCATCTCCTGCAACAGCAGTAGTTTCATTAGCTATTATAACCCTATACTTAGAAACGGGTTGTTGACCAGAAGCTACATTAATATATTTACTATCGGTAACTTCAAAAGTAAATAAAGAATAGGTACTTCCTGCAACAGCACTCTGAAGATATGAAGTTTGTGGATAACGAGATACTTCTCTTGTCTTATTCTGGAATTGAGTATAAGCTTCCAAAGCAGCAACTAACTGATATGTTCCACGACCTATAAAAGGCTGAGTAGCTTTAGTAACAGTAGCAGTTTCAAAGTTTTCTCCTAATTGTACATCAAAACTAACTACAATAGGTTGATCATACAGAGGGTTAAATTCAGCATCAGTAGGACTGATTCCAGTGAATTTAAGACCCCAGTTGCCCTCAGTAACAGTACTGCAATGATCGTGATCAGCGTTAGTTACTCCTTGGAAAGGTTGATCTAATTCATAAATACGAGCATTACCTGCTCCACTATCATGAGCAACAACTACATAACAAGGATCAGTAACAGCATCTCCATCGTTCTCAGGTTCTTCTACCCTTATAATAGATCCTACAAGAATACTGGCAGTGTCATCATCTGCTGAAGTAAAATAGGTACTTCCATGTACAAAAGAAAGATTATTGAGGTCTACTAATTGAGCTCCTGCATTAACTCTTTCAATTTTAATAGGTTTATGAGCTTGTCTGTCTAATACTTTAGTACCAGCAATAGCAAGACCGGCCGCTACTTCACTTTGAGTAGCAGAGGAGTCGCTTTTATAAGGAATAGTAAGTAACAGAGGACTGTTATTAAGCATACCAAAAGTATGATTAAGAGCTAACCTTATTGAATAATAAGTACTATTAGCAGCATCCAGAGATCCCGATGTGCCATTATATCCAACATAAGTAACTTGTTCCACTCTTGCTGTAGTAGCCATAGAAGTAGAATTACTTATATCAGCAGAAGTAAAAGGTTTAGTCTTATTAAGAACACCTGCAGAATTCCTAAAACGAAATTCATATTCTACTCCTGCCTCAAGAGCTCCTTCTTCAAGAGTATTATCCGATACTTTATAAAAAGCACCGGAATTGTTAGGAAGTGCTCCAGTAAGAGCATTTCCATTAGTTACTGAACAAACATAGAGTTCAGTTTTTGAATCTTCAAACATTTTATTAATGTATTAAGTTAAACAAAAAATATTATAAACCAGTTACATGAGTTCTAATAGTACAGATGATCTTAAGAGTTCCGGCAGCTGTACCTGGTTGAGTCCAAGCAGTTCCACTGAAAATATTAAGAGCCTCTGCTTGAACAAGAGGAATACCTGCAGTTGCTAGAGGATACATAACAACAATTTTATCTCCGGCAGCTCCCAATAAATTAGCAGAAGTTACAACACCAGTAACAGCAGTTGTACCTATTCTTAAAACAGTATCATTACCACCGCCAGTATAGGCAGCAGTATCAAAATCATATATAAGTACAGCCGATACAAGCTCAACTACATTCCCACTAGCGGGACTATATAATGTTACACCACTTGCATGAGCAAGATCGCCAGCTGTGTTACCTACGATTTCAGTAGCAGTAATTGTGGTTTCAATAGTCCTGAGATTATAGGCCTCAACCATTCCATCTCCTAACGCTACCCCATCTATATTCACAACTCCCAAATCTCCTGGATATACATAATCAGTAGTTAATTGAGTATACCCCCCAGATTCAGTGATATTAATTGTATTTAGTTTATCTACTAGTAAGTTATACCAGTAGTCATAAACTGGAAAAAACGGAGGATGATCAACAAAATTATCCTTCGTTAAATAGTCTAATAAAGCCATTTTATATTATATTAAGTTAAACAAAAAAATTATTGTTTTGAAAATTCAGCTAATGATAATTGATATCCTTGTGCGTCCGTTACAGACATCCTTGCTAAAGTAACTGCTTCCTGAACTATATCAGAATGAATTCCTTCGTTTAACTGACAGTCATGAGCTATATCTATAGGATAATTATCAGGATGATATACTCCAACTACATAATATCCAGAAACTAATGAACCATCAGTAATAAAAACTGGAGTATTATCATATTGTAATACCCAGAATCCATCTATCTGATTAGGAGATCTAAAGGGATTTTCAATATTTTTTCTATAAAACTCATAATTTATTTTTAACAAAGGAATATTATCTGTTGTACTTGTAGTAGCATATTCATCTAATATCCAAAAATACATAGAATCAAATTCTTTTCCTACAGGAGGTGTAGTATTTAATCTACGAGCTGGAGAACCATCAGTATTTTTAAAATGAGTATCTAATGCAAAAGCTGAATAACTATCTTCTTTTACTAAAAACTCAATAGCCAACTGATTAAAAGCATTTTTGTTTATACCATCATTAAGAATACGTCTAACTACTCTTCTTTGAGCAACAGTTAAAAGTCCTCCCCATTCAGTATTAGTAAAACCAGGAGCATCACTGCTATTTATACTTTCATATAGCAGTTCTGCTTCGGCTCTCATCTCTAAAAAAGTCATTACTTACTTACTTTAATTTGTGCAGCAATTTTTAAATATACATCTGCTTTTATTTCTTCGGCATTCTTCAAGTAAGAAATTAATTCTGAATAAGTATAAGATGTTCCTTCTCCTGGAATATCATACTTATTTCTAGCTGATTTTATAATAGCACCTGCTCTTATTCCTTGTAGAATGAAGTTCTTTATCTTTCCCTCAGGATCATTTATAATTTTAAGAGCTAATGTAGTTTCATTATCAATAATTTTTCTAATCTCTTTCTTTAACCAATCTCTATCAGAGTCTTCTTCTACATGTTTTAATTCGTTTTTTTCCATGTAATATACACCCATAAAATCTTTCATAGCTCTTGCAGAGTTTTGAATAGATCCCAGATAAGTATAAGCTTCTATAAGCTTATTGGTTTCAGTTTGTTCTTTTTCTTCAGCATATCCTTCTTCTACTAAAGCGAATCTATATTCCCCTCTTGCAGTTCTACTATCCCAATTAGGAGCAACTTGTGGTTGTAATTTAGTAACCCTGTATCTCAGGTTATCTAAGGGATCAGCCAGATTAAAAGCATATCCATTATGCATTAATCCATAATCCTTTATTACTTTAACAAAAAAAGTATGCCAGAAATTATCTTTCTTTTTGTTTACATTAAGATCCAAATCCAACTCTTTTTCAAAGAACTCTCTTTCTTCATTACTAATAAAAGGATCAACTAAAACATTTAATCTGTTTTTTGGTAATTGAAACCAATTACTAGCACCTTCATATTGAAAATATGCAACATGTTCCGGAGAGCTAATCATTTTTCCTCCCCTTATTACTGGTTTTAAAAAAACTTTTTTATTCTGTAAATAACCTTTTTTAAATGCTTCTTCTTTACTAATTGTACTCATTTCTGTAATCTTTTAAATTAATACTAACAACCTTTTCCTTTGCCTTTGCCTTTACTTTTTTTAGCCATAATCTACTTTTTAAATAAATAGTTAGGGAAGCAATAATTCACCTCCCTAACTATTGGAATTATTAACGAAGAATTGCGGGAAGTATACGAGCAGTCTTCTTAGGATTAGTGATTTTAACACCACCAATAAACCCTTTAAATACAGAGTAACCATCAACAGATGTAGCCATCATCCTAGGATCAGTACGCTTATTATAAGGTGAGAATGGATCTCTAAGCCCTGGAATATATCCGAAGAACTCTTCTTCATCCTTAACACTCACTTTACTAATATTAGCAGTACCATTAGTTGTACCTACATCGAAGATCTCATAAATATAAGAACTTGCAAGACCACCATTCGGATGCCTAAGAGTATTAGGATAACCATCTTTCATAGGATCTATAGTCAATTTAAACTTAATACCATTAACAGCTACATAGTTAAGGAACTGTCCTTCATCTAACGTAAGCTTACCACCTTCAGCCCTGATGTTGAAATTAGCATCAAGATAAGTAATAGAATTAGCCTTGTTAACAGCATCTTTATGGAATTGATATGCACCATATTCACCAGTGGATACTATGAATTCCCTCTTGTCTTCAGGAATTTTACCATAGGACATATCCATAGCAAAATCAGTAAGCATATCAAGTGAGAAAGTATTGTAAGTTAATATGTTACCATATTCCATCTGCTCATATAAACCATAACCAGACCTTATAACATTACCACTTTCTCCATTATGACCAAAAGTACCGTCAGCAAGTTTATTAGACTTACCGTGTCCTATCAGTCGTGCTTTGTCTCTTTCAAATTGTACATAGAAATCCCACCCAAGTTTGTCAATCCAACGAGTCTGTGTCTTTCCATTCTGATCAATAAAAGCAAATGCAAGAGGTTTATTTTTACCCTTGGATATCATATTTCCAGGAACTTCGTAATTCTTACGAATCATAGAAAGTACGTTTTCCATCTGGTAAGGAGCAGTATGATGAACACCGTTACCTCTCTTAGAGAGTTCTTGTTCAACCATACCAAAGAGCTCAGACCACATTGTATTAGCTGCTAAATCATCAGCAAGAATCCAGAGAGTGTCGTCTCCTGTAAACAACTGTATTTTATAACGCCATGTATTACCAAACTGTACAGGATCTTCAATAACCCTTAATTGATATACATCCGGTTTGTCTCCTACGATATGTGAAGTAGCCTCAAAATATCTTTCTGGAAACCACATATAGAAGATGCCTCTATTCAAACCGACCTGAGCAGCATCGGTAACTACAGTAGCTCCGAGAGCATCAGTGGTTGCTTTAATAAGAGGAATACTACGTTCATCTGATCCTTGTAAGAACCAACGATAAACAACATCATCATTAATGTACTCAGTAGGAAGACCATTTATAAAGGAAACAAAGTTGTCTGAACCAACATTAAGTTCGTAAAGACGATTCATTGTTTGACTTATAATTTCTGGTTCTTGCATACCAAGCCATCCAAGATGACTTTCTCTTGTTAACCCACTCCAATATTTAGGATCAACAATCTGCAACGGTGAAATTTTATTCATATTTTATAATTGTTTAAAAAAATTTTACTTACCAAAGATTCCTCTCATAGAATCTATGTTATCTTTAACAGTTTTATCCTGTTCAGGACTATTTATAACAGGGCTTCCTATAGAGGTTTTTGTGTTTTTTCTGGACTCAAGAGCACTTTCCAAGCTGTTTATTTCCTTTGTAACTTTAGCTTGACCGGCTTTATTCCAAGGTTTTCCTTTCTCAAAGAAGCCAGTTTCAAGAAGATAAGCCAGTTTAGAATCAAAGAAGATAGGATCTTCAGCCCTTTTAGCCCAAAGATTATTTGTTATTCTGCCTTTAGAATCCCTTACTTCTTTTGTTAAATGTTCGTACATTTTAGTCTTTACTTGCTTATTAATAGCAACACCTGGAATTACATCTTCCAGAGTATTGATAGTTTCTTTTAAAGAGTTTAATATTCTTTTCTTTTCGTCTTCTTTTAAAGCCAACTGATTAGCTGCTTCTGCTTCTTCTTCAGTAATTTGTTCTTTTATTGCTGCTTTTAAAGATGTCAGGTATTCTTTAGAGTCTTCAATATCATCTCCTAAATCTATACTACTTTGTACTAATCTTTCTATCTTTGCATCTGACATAGAAGTAGTTAGTTTAAAATAGTCGATCATTACTTTTTTTCGTAACTCTGTATTTTCTTCTTTTACTAAATCTTCATTTTTAATAGCCTCAAATCTTGTTTTAAGATCTATTAAGCTACTTGCAGATTCAGCAGGAACACCTTTTCCTGTTAAAGCTAAAAATTCTTTATATCCAAGATCTAAATCAGCTTTTGCAGCTTCTACATTTGCATCAATCTCTTCTCTTATAAGATTCCTTAAAGCATCTGCCTCACCTAATTCTTTAATATTTTTATTAAATTCATCCTCATCAAAGGATGAAAGAAGCCCCTGCTTCACCAAGTCCTTAGCAAAGATTACAGTAAAAGGAGCATCAGAAGATTTTGTATCAGAAGATTGTACGTTGGTGGCAGGGGCCTTTTCATCTTTTTTCTTAACGTCTTCTTCTTCTTCTGTGTCTTTATCTGTCTCAAGGACTTTATTAATATCTATTTTTTTATCGTCTTCAGAACCGTCGTCTTCTTCTTTTTTATCAGGCTCATCTTCAGGTTCTTCTTTTTCTGTGTCTAATGCCGGAAGATTTTCAAGCATAGAATTTATATCTAAGCTCTTATCTAATTCCAACATATCTTCAATACTCTGATCAAATACTCCTTTACTCATAACTGTAATTGTTTTACAAAAATAATATCTAAAAAATTATTAAACAAATTATTTGCAATTTACAAAATCCTGGTATAGCGTAAACTTACATTTATGTATAAGTTTTCTATACTATATCCACTATTTTTTCTTAGATACAACTGGTTTATTGGCTAATTTTTTCTTAATTTCTAATTCTTTTTCTTTTTGAGTTTCTTTAACTTTATTAGCTCTTTTTTGCTCTTCCAATTGTTCTCTCTTTAATTGTGTATCTGCATCGTCAGTATCGTAAGTAATACTATTTTCATTAGAAAACTTACGTTCCTGATTCATAGCAGCTATTTCTAATTTAACTCTGTTATTCTCATCAATCTCATATTTCTTAAGATCTCTATCTGCTTGTTCTTGTGCAGCTTCTGCTTCAAGTTGCATCTGCTGAGCCTCAAGTTGTTGTTGAGCCTGTTGCTGAGCTTGCTGCTGAAGT